AAGACCGTCGTGAAGTTCATGTCGGCGCGGACGTTGCTGATCTTCAGCGAGGACGAGAAGTCCGTGACGGTTGTCGGGTCGTCCTTGCCGTACCACAGGCCGAACTTGCTCGGGTTGTCGCCCGTGTCCGTGACGTTCCACAGGTACCAGTTGACGCCGGTCTGCTGGCCTAGGTCGTCGAGGATGTCCCTGATCTTCTGCCCGCGATAGTCGGCCTCGGACATCGTGTCGGTGGTGGCAGTCGAGACGAGTGACTGGTCCTCGATGAACGATGTCTCGGACGTGGCGAGCAGCCAGGCGAGGCGGGTGTTGCTCGACTCCTCGCTGCGCTTGGCGTCCGAGCCCTCCATGAGAATGCGATCGAGCATCTCGTTCAGGTCATGCAGTTCGATCGTGACCGTCCGCCCGGGCCCGACCGTGAACTCGCCACGGGTGTACTCCCGGGTGCCGATGAACCCGGCCCACAGGATCCCGTCGTAGTCATCCGACGCAGCCGCCGTCTCAATGGCCCACGCGGGCCGAAGGCCGCGCACCTCGAAGGTGCCATCGGGGTCGTCGATGTCAACGGAGGAGGTGCCGACCGAACCCTCGTTGGCGTCCGTGACCAACTCGAGCGTTCCCGTCCGCGCCTGGACCGACGCCACCTCCCAGTCGTCGTCGAGGTAGTACAGCGTGACGCTCAATGGGTCGGGCTCCAGTCGGACTGCCGGCTGCCGCCCGTCTCGCCGTAGCGGTTGTTGATCGTGGTCGTCTTCTGGACGGTCGTGGACTGGATGACCGGCCGGTTGGCTGCGCCCGAGGCCCAGATGGCAGCGATGATCATCGAGGCTGACAACAGGGACGCGGCCGCGGACGCCACGCCTGCTGCGCGTGACGCGCCCTCAGCCCGCCCGACTGCCGACACTGTGGCGTAGCGGCTGGTCACAACGGCGTTCTTGGTGTTCTGGAGCTCGGAGCGCTGGGCCGAGTTCTCACGGCTCGCGATCGACTGTGCGCTCTTGACCGCGATGCCAACGTCGCCCGTCTTCTTCTCGATGGGCCTGAGCCCAGAGGTGACGGCCTTCACGCCGGGGTCATTCACGCGCCCGGCCTGGCCGGTCGGTCGGTAGGCTCCGGGGGCGCCCGCCCCGGTCGGCATCTTCGCCAGGCGATCGGTGAGGGTGACGATCGCGGCGTCGAGCTTCGGGGTCTCGAGCAGGTTCCCGCCGAGCTCCTGCGCACGCTTCATGGCGTTCAGCGCCTGGACAGTCTGCTCGCGGGTCAGGCCTTGCTCGTTGACGATCCGGTCGGCTGCCATCTCGAAGTCGGACGTCAGCTGGCCGCCGGCAACGAGCGCGGTCGCGGCGATCTGCAGGGGGTTCTGGGCCATGACGCCGGAGACCACGGCGTTCAGGTTGTCGACGCTCTGCTGGAAGTTCTGGCTGGCTGTCGCGTTGACCTTCGCCTGTGCGTCGTCCTGGTTCTGCTGGACGCCCGTAACGAACCCCTGGAATGTTTCGGCGAGGGCGTAGATCGACGCGCCCGCGATGGTGACTGCTCCGAGGATGCTGACGGCCGACGCGAGCTTCCCCGCTCCGCCGGCTGCCCCCGGACCGCCCATCCCGCCCCCGCCAACCACGGTGCCTGCCTTGATGTTCACCACACCGGCGTTCATGCCGAGGACGCCCTTGATCAGCCCCTTGCCGAGCTCGCCGACGACGCCGGAGATCGCCCCGCCCGACAGCTTGTTGAGTGCGGCCAGCGCGATGATCGTGGTCTGAACCTCGGGCGGCATCGAGGTGAACACGTCCATGAGGTCCCCGGCCCACGTGGCAGCGATCTCGAGCCCCGCGCCCATCTGTGCCCACGGGATCTTCTCGGCCAGGGAGACCGCCTTGTCGAAGGCGCCTGCGATCTTGTCGCCAAACCGTTCGATGTCCGGCTGGTGGGTGTCGAGGAACTTGACTGCACGCTCCGCGAGGGGCGTGATCTTCGGGAGCAGCTTGTCGCCGATCGTGATCCCGGCGTCGATTGCCAGAGCCTTGAGCCTCTGGAGCTGGAAGTTGAGCCCCTTCTGCCGCTCGGACATCTGGTCGGCCGCGGTGCCAGAGGCGTCGCCCATGGCGGCGAGGTCTGCGTTGTACGCCTCGAGGTTCGTACCCGTTGTCTGGAGGATGTAGAGCAGGGCTTCCTTGCGCCCGACCAGGTCGACGAGCTTGATGCCCGCCTTGTCGGCGTCCACGCGCATCTGCTCGAGCGCGACGTTGAGCCCCTGGCTGCCGGCGATGGCCGCGTAGTTCTTGCCGGTCTGCTTCTGGAGGGCCTTGAGCTTGGGTGTCTGTTTCAGGAGAGCCGTCATGGCCGAGGCCATCTGCGTGGCCGCCTCGCCGGCTTCGGTTCCGCCGGCGGTCAGGCGGGCATATCCCGCGGCCAGCTCCTTGTTCTCGATCCCGAGGCTCGCCGCGAGCGGACCGACGCCGGCGTACGTCGCAGCGAGATCGGCGGCCGTCACCTTGCCGCGCTCGATGGCCTTGGCGAATTCGTCGGTGAACTGGCCGGCCTTGGACGCGTCGCCGCCGTAGGTGTTGATCGCGGTTGTCAGGAGGTCTACCGCCTCAGCTGACGTCGACAGGCCACCGATCGCCAGGGTGTTCGCGTTCTCGAGCACCTTCTGGGCATCGGCCGCCGAGATCCCCGCGGAGAGCAGGTCGTAGTAGCCCTGCGTCAGGTCCTCGAGCGGCGTCCCGGTGGCCCGGGCGATACCCCGGATGCTCTTCCCGATCTTGTCGAGCTCGGCCGGCGTGGCTCGGGCGATGGTGTTGATCGTGTTGAGCTGCGACTCGAAGTCGGCCGCGGCCTTGACCGACGCAACAATGCCGACGGCACCGAGCCCGATCCCGGCCACGGCGAGGCGCTTGAGGTTGTGCCCGGTGTCGCGCAGCCCCTTGCCGCCCCGGGCACCGATGTCCGAGACCGCCTTGTCGACGCCCTTGAGGTCCTTCGCAGCCTGCGCGGCCCCGATGGCCTTGACCAGGATCGCGAGGGTGTGTTCACCCATCAGTCACCATCCGGGAACACCAGGGACTGGATGCGGAGGCGGTCGGCCATGACGCGCTGCTCGCCGATCCGCTGGGACATCGGGGCCCCGGGGGTGACGCTGACGCGGGGCAGCCCCTCGTCGCCGAGCACCGACTCGGTGAAGAGCACCCAATGGCAGGCGGCACGGAACCGCTCAGGCAGGTCGGCCAGCACATCAGGCGTCCATCCAGTCCGCAGGGCTAGAACGACGTCGTAGGCTTCGGGGTCCGCTTCCGGGTATGGGATGCGCTCTCTGGCGACGATTCCGCTGAGAGAGCGCCGGAGCGGTTTGGGAGCGTTCCCTTGTGGGTGATCAGCTCGTCCGCCCCGGTGGCGATCAGCCGGAGCGTCTCGCCGTCGAGCTCGTCGATCGCGAACTCGTGGATGGGAGCCGGGACCGGCTTGCGGTCTTCCTCCTCGCCCGGGCTGAGGATCAGCAGGTTCCAGGAGACGAGCGTCTCCTTGACGGTCTGCCGGTATGCCGCGAACGGGTCGTGCATGACGCTCCGGTCCAGCTCTGCCCGCCCGATGCGGGCGAGGGCTGAGCCGGAGATGTCCCAGCGCACGGTGGCCTCGTCGCGCTCGTGGGGCGTGCCCGGGCACTGGCACGCCCCCAGGTCGATGACCGCGACGGCTGCGGGATCAGCAAAGCGGCTCATGGGATCGTCGCGACCGCGTTGGCGAGGGTGAACTTGCCGCGGCCCCCGAGCGCCGAGTCGTAGACCCAGACGCCCGAGACGGCGTACAGGTGCTCGTTCTCGTGCTCGCCGACGTTGACCGAGCGGAACCGGCAGCGGAAGTCGATCGTGAACGTGTTCACGCCCGAGCCGGTGCACACCAACCGCCAGCGGCGTTCGGTGGCGAGGCCGCCCGTCACGTTGTAGACGTCGTGGATGTCCGTCTTCGTTGTTGCCGAGATCCCGATCAGGGCGTCGAACTCGATCTCGCCCTTCGCCGACCGACCGACGTCCGAGGCCACGTCCGACGTCCCGCCGTAGGCTCGGCCCACGGCGTTGTTCGTCGAGCGGAACGAGAACTGCTTGAGCGAACCCGTCAGCGCCGAGAGCGACGCGAAGGCCGTCGACGTGCTGCCCTCCGCGAGGGTTGTCAGGTGGCCCTCCATGGTCTCGAGCGTCGCGGGAGCAACCGCGGTGCCGGTGATGGCCGTGCCCTGTCGCTCGAGTGCGACGAGGCCGAGCGTCCCCTTCCACATGCTGTTGCCGGGAGCCGACAGCGCATCGAAGCCGAGCTCCAGCTCGTCACAGATGACGCCGACCGCGCGCCACTCGTCCTGGGTGGAGCCGTCGACCCCGTACTCCAGGGTGTACGGCTTGAGCGCCACGCCAAGGGACGACGAGGTCTCGTCGTAGGTGTAGGCGTACGTGTACGGGGACGTGGTGCCGGTTGGCGTGCCGCCCGAGATCGCCTTCACGTGCATCTCGAGCGGATGGACGATGTCCTGGAACCGTGCCACGAACGGCAGCGAGGCCGTGGCCCAGCGCACGCCGTGCGATTCCCGGCCGGCCATCTCGCGCGACGTCGAGCCAAAGTCCTCGTCGGGGCTCTCGGTCGCCCGGTCGAGCTCGAACCCGAGGAACCCGGCGTCCACCGGGAAGATCGTCGATGCCGGCACCGCGGTCGCGATATTTGCCTGTCGCCCAAGGGCGACGATGTTGAAAACGCCCTCGCTCATGAAACTCTCCCGCGGAGTGGGGAGGCCGCCTGGTGCTGCTCGTAACTCCGCACTACGTGCAGCGGCGGGTAGATCGCTCGGGGTCGGTCAGAGGCCGGTCCCCGCTACGAACTGCTTCTCGGCATCCGCCGCGGCCTTGCTCTCGACGCGCTGCGCGACGCGTTCGACGATCGGGTTGGCGGGCACGCCACGGACACGCTTGGCCCGGACGGACTTGCCCTGCGACACGAACGACATCAGCTTCGCCTTGCGGGGACCGTGGTCCCTGGTCCCGCCGATGACGAACGGCCAGAAGAACGCGACCTTGCGCTTGCTGCCAACGACCCAGCCGGGACGTTCCCGCTTCGCTCGCTTCACCCGGACGGCCCGGGCCATCCGCTTCGACACGGTCCGAAGCTCCGGCCGGAGTGCCTTGGCGTAGGTCTGCGCCGCCTTCTTCGTGGCAGCGTCGAGCTCCTTGGAGATCTCCGGCTCGAGCAGCGGCCGGATCGCCTTACGAATCCCGTCGACGCCCTGGATCTGGATGTACCGGCTGCTCATGCCGGCACGACGATGTCCCGGATGGTGATCGCCATCGAGAACCGGATCCCGGGATACTCCTCGCCGCTGTACGGCAGCAGGTCGAACTCGTACCCGTCCGGGAGCGCCGACTTGATGCCCGTCGATCCGGTTAGCGCGAGCCGAGCCGCGGTGGCGAAGAACGCCGCGGCGAGCGTCCCTACCCACAGCTGGCGCTGGGTCTCCGCCCGCTCGATGTCGCCCGTCTTGAACGAGTACACGAACCACAGGTTCACGTTGTGGGTCTCGTTGTAGACGGCCGCGCCGCCCTCGATGAACTCCCCGTTCTGTGGCATCAGCACCAGGCACGGGGTCATCGGCGTGCTATCCGGCATCTGCGGGTAGGTCTTGCGGATCGCCTCGGCGCCGCTGGGCTTCACCGCGTTGAGCACGGTCGGCGCGAACGGCCCTGCCGCGATCGCGTCCAGGACGGTCTTGAGGTTGGTCGCCATCAGGGCGTGTCCAACGAATAGGTGCGCAGGGTCTCCATGTCCCTCGGTGAGAAGAATCGCGACACGAGCGGGCGACCCATCTCGTCGGTGCCGACGATGTCAGCCTGGCCTGCCTCGCGGGCGTGCCAGGCCTTGGTCGCGGCGACGAGGGCCATCTCAGTGACGTCGTCCGGGATTGCCGCCCAGCCCGTCGTGGCGGTCATCGAGATGATCTCGAAGCCGCGCGGGATGCTCCGCCGCGTCCCGACGTCGGATAGCACGACGCGCATGGCCGGCCAGCCCGGGAGCCGGTCGTGCTCCAGGGGACGCAGGAAGTACTCGGTCGACGCGAGCGCGATGCGCGTGCCGCCGGTCACGTCCCCAATCGAGAGGGCCGAGATGGCGCGAATTCCGCGCGGAAATTCGAAGTACTCGCAGCCGGTGCCGTCGAGCAGGTACGTCGCCGACCCGACCGGGGCGAGCACGCGGCGCGTTCGGGTCTCGATGTACTGGTTGACCTGGTCGCAGATTGTCCCGAGCAGCGTGTCGTCCGTCGTGTCGGAGATCCCTGTCCTCGCCTTGAGCAGCGCGGCAGTCGCGTAGGTTCCGATCGCTGTGGTCACGGCGTCATCCTCGGCTCGGGTGGGCGGGCAAACGAGGCCATCAGGCGGACATCTCGCGCCATCTGCGGACAGTCCGCGGCGAGACCTCGAGGCGCTCGGCGAGCAGCTCGACCGTTGGCGCGTGCCCCTCGCGCCGGAGAGCCGCCTCGGCATCGGCCAGGCGCCGGCGGTTCAAGGCCGACGCATCGGGAATCGGTAGGCCGCGCTGCACGTACGGCAGAGTCGGATCCACGTGGCCGCAAGCCACGCAGCGGGCCGCGTCCGGGGTCGCCCTGGAGCACCAGCCGCAGACGATCACGGCGCCCACCGGTTGTCCCTGACCCGGGCGAAGTCGAGTGTCCAGTCGGCGACCGAGCCGCCGAGCGCGAACGGCGTGTTGAACGTCTCGCTCGCAATGTCGCCGCCCCACTTGCGGCGGTAGTACTCGCGCTGGGTCGGGTAGGTCCGGCTGTTCTCATAGCCATAGCCGGGATCCGCGATCGTCGCCGAGCCGAAGTGCCCGGTATCGCCCTGCAGGACCTCGCGAGTCGCACCCGGGGTGATGTGGATCCGGTACGAGTAGTCGGAGTCCTCGCAGTACATCGGCCAGAAGTTCTCGTCCCAGAACCCGACCGCCTGGACCATGGCCGGGTTGAGTCCGAACAGGCGGTAGTCCCGGATCTGGCACAGGTATGCCTCTGCCCGGTGGTCATCCATGGCCGCGGCGATGCGCGCCATGTCGTCCCCGCCGAACGCGGCGTCGACGTTGGCGTAGGCCCACCACGCCGCCGCCGCGTGCGTCTTGATCAGGAAGTTCAGCGATCCCGAGTAGCCGAGGTTGTCGGGCGGATGGGTGACGACGAGCTCGTCGACGCATGCGGGCACCTCGAGGCCGTCCGCGATGCCCCCGGCCGGGCTGTTGTCGACGATGACGAGGCGCGCCACGGGGTGGTTGATGGAAGCCACGCACTCGCGGAGCAGGTCCGGCCGGCTGATGACCGGGATCCCAAGTACAGGGATCATGCCGCCATCACAAGGCGCTCGGACTCGACGACCTCGGCGATGACCGTCGCGCGCGTGCGGCGGGGGTGCCAGTCCAGCTCGAGCATCGCCTTCGCGGCGTCGGGGACCTTGTCCGGTGCCTCGCGGAATCCCGGTCCCCACAGGTCGACTGGATCGACGTGGATGAGGTTGGGCACGATTCGCTCGCCGTTGACGTAGCGATCGACCTCGGTCGCGAGCTCGAGGATGGAGCACTCATTCCGGGCGTTGCCGAGGTTGTAGACCTCGCCTGGCTGTCCACGCAGCGCGGTGGCGATCAGGCCATCGACGATGTCTGCCACGTGGGTGAACGCGCGTCGCTGGGCGCCGGATCCGTACACGGTCAGCGGCTGGTCGAGCAGCGCCTGACGGACGAACCGGGGAAGGACGAACCCGCCGCCAGACTTCTGCCCAGGGCCAGCCACGTTGAATGGGCGAACCGTTCGGACGTCCAGCCGGGGGTCGTTGTGGAGCATGACCTCGGCCGCCAGCTTCGCGACCGCGTACTCCTTGCGAGCTGTGTTCTCCGGGCCGAAGCGGCATGCGTCGTCCTCGGCGTCCGTTCCACCTGAGCCGTAGACCTCCGAGGTCGAGACGTTGACGAGCGGGCAGCCGTTGACGAATGCCCAATCGCCGACGATCGCCGCCGTCTGGACGACCTCCCGAACGAGCCGGCCGGCCCAGCTCAGCACGCCCACTGGCCCGACCGGCGAAGCGAGATGGAAGATCACGTCCGCCTCGGGTGGGACCGAAACAGCCTGCAAGCACGGCCCGGTCGCACAATCGACCACCCGCACCTCGTGACCCAGTCCGCGCAGGCGATCGACCAGGTGGGAGCCAATGAACCCCGCGCCCCCGGTCACGACGACCTTCATGCCGGGACCTTCCTCCGCCCACGCTCGGCTCGCCGGCGTGCAGCGCGGGACATGGGGATCGGCTCGAGCGACTGCTCCATCTCGGCGAGGATCGGCCGCCAGTGTTCGTCGAAGACACGATCGGCCCGGTACAGGCTCGCCTTGGCGATCGCCGCGTCGCGCAGGTTCGGGTCGCCCTTCTGGTTGTACGCCTCCCGTAGCGCCGCGGCGATCTGGCCGATGAACGGCTTGCCCCAGTTGGCGCCCTGCGTGCCGTCGTACAGCGGATCCACGGCCACGAGCCACCCGGAGGGCGTGCGCCGGGAGCCCATCTCATCCATGGACCACGGCTTGTCGAGGAGCTCCGCCTGTGCCGTCCAGTTCGACGCGATGACAGGAGTTCCGCAGGCCTGAGCCTCGATCACCGGAACGCAGAAGCCCTCGCCGCGCGAGGTGGCCAGCAGGACGTCGAAGGACGAGTACATCGCCGCCATGTCCGCGTCGGAGTACTGCTGCTTCTTCAGCGCGTATTGATCGGCGAACCGGGCCCGCTCCTGGCTGACGCCGTTGAAGGCGAACAGCCCTGGCAGGTACAGCATCGTCGGCCCCTCGATGATCGAGTGGACGTAGATGTAGATGTCTTGGTGATCGTCGGCGACGATGCCCAGCGCCGCCGCCATGTCGCTCATGCCCTTCCGGTCGTGGACGAGCGAGTCGTAATTGGCCGCGACGATGCCGACCAGGAACGCGTCGGCGGGAACCCCGATGCGCTGACGGAAGTCCGCCTCGGTTGGCGCGAACACGTCATCCACCGCGTGGGGCGCATAGCGCACCTTGAACGGCTGCTTGCCCGCACCACGCCAGGCGTCGGACAGCTTCGTCAACCACTCCTGGCCGAACCGGCTCATGGCGATCGCCATGTGGCCGTTCTCCAGCCACGGGTACAGGCTGATCGGCGCCGGCCAGTGGTCGACCGGGACCCAGCCGGCGACATTGGCCATCCCTTCGAACGGATCCTTGCGGCCCTCGGTGTAGACCCACGCGTCATAAAGCGACACGACCCAATCGGCACCCGATCGCTCGAGGTCCTCGCGGACGGAGTCGCGGCTGTAGCGATCGGATCCCGAGCCGCGGACGAGGAGGCCCTCCCATTCCTGGTCCCCCCGGGTGCCGTCGTTGGCCACGAACTCGATGTCGTAGCCGGCGCCCGCGATTCGCCGCCCAACCTGGCGCGTCTGGGATCCATACCCGGATGGCATCCACGGCGCGTTGCTGATCCAGAGAACCTTCACAGAGAGCCTCCGAGAGACACCGAGGAGGCGCCCGGGCGCAGGGCTCTCGTCTGCGCCGCGGGCATGGGAACGGCC